ATAAAATGAAACAATACATTTGCACAAAAAACGGAGAGTTGATTTATGTGTATTTAGATTTAAAAAAAGGCATTATTCAATCATTAGTAAAGGGCGGTATTTCTGCTTTACGCAAGAATGGTTGGAATATTGCTAAAAAAAGGAGATAGAATGACCTACTACATCCAGACATTATTAGACTCACAGTATTTCCCATTCTACGAGTTCATGTGGCTGGGGATGTTGGGACTGTGGTGGAGTGTAATCACCAGGCTTAAGCGTATTGAAGACAACCTGGAAAAATTGGAAAATGATTTATTAACATTCATTGCGGAGAACGAATGACCAGACAGGAACGGATTGATATTCATGTTATACTACGAACATACTATAAATTAGCAAAGATTAAGAAACTACATCCACGAACTAAAAAGCGGATCCTGGAGTTAGAGAAGAGACTTATTGAAGATTAAACTATTTTTGTAACTGGCTCCATCTGGCCGTTATTGTGGTGTACTTTGTATTATACTCGCCCCAACAATGGGCGAACTATATCTATTACTCGTGGTGGGTTTACTGAACCTATCGTCATTTCTACTGGGTGCTTGGGTTTACCATAGAGGTCAAACCGATAAGCCACCTACTCCTGTATTAAATCTAAATAAGCAAGAACCAGAAGCGGAGCCAGAATGGGACCAAATATGATCCTGGAACTGGATTATGCCTTCAGTGATATTGAAGACATTCAACTACTATGGGCTCACCTGGCTATCAGTGCAATGAATGCTGGATTCTATCCCAGGGAGATTATCATTGCCTACGCCTAAACTAACTACAAAGATGGCAATGTTCTGTAAGGAATACTTAATAGATCTCAATGCTACCCAGGCTTGTATTCGAGCAGGATACAGCGAAAAGACTGCCAACAGGATAGGAACAGAGAACTTGTCAAAACCTGTCATAAAGAAAGAGATAGACCGCTTAAAAGCCATTCGGGAGAAGAAGGTAGGACTCACAGCAGAGAAAGTATTGAATGATATTGAAAGAGTGAGACAGAAAGCGGAAGGTAGTGAGCAGTTCAATATTTCATTAAAGGCATCTGAACTCCAGGGTAAGCACTTGGCTTTATTTACAGAACGGGTGGCTCACGAAGGTGAGATCAAGTGGCCCGAAATCCATATCAGTTTAGACTCATGAATATCAAATTAAATCCTAATCAGGCAAAGTTTCTACAGTGTGAAGAGAATGTGGTTGCCTTCTTTGGTGGTATTGGTAATGGTAAAACCTTTGCCGGGATCCTGAAGGGATTACTTCGTGTTATGGATAAGGATCAGAAACCGCAGTTGGGTATGATAGCCAGACAGACCTATCCGGAACTCCGGGACTCAACCCAGCGAACCTTCTTTGAGTTGGCTCACAAGATCGGACTCATGCCTGGTGTCCATTATGAATATAAGAAACAGGAGAACAGAGTCATATTTAAGAATGGTCACGAGATCATATTTAGATCCCTGGATGATCCGGCCAAGTTACTATCGATTAACCTGGGTTGGTTTTATATAGACCAGATGGAAGAAGTATCAGAAGAAGTCTTTTTAACACTATTAGGTCGATTAAGGGCTGTATCTAATCCCCAGTGTTGGGGTACAGGCAACCCACTGGGACATAACTGGGTATGGCATCGGTTCATACATGATCCAGTACCCGGTAACATTATGTTCAGTGCCAAAACGGATGAGAATAAGAAGAACCTACCCGATGGATATATTGACAGTTTAATGAATAACTACAATGAGATCTGGGTAAACAGATATGTCTATGGATCCTGGGATGCATTTGAAGGACAGATCTATCCAGACTTTGAGCCCAGTAGTCATGTTATTAATGATTTTAATCCTGATCCGGGCTGGAGACGGTTCATTGCCATTGATCATGGCCGGACCAATCCAACTGCTGTGCTATGGGGTGCAGTAGATAATGATGACAAGATGTATATCTACCGTGAGCATTATGAAGCAGGCCAGGACGTTGATTATCACGCCAGGGCTATTAAGGCTTACTTAAATGAAGGCAGATATGAGACCTATGTTATTGATCCATCCACAGGTGCAGGCAAACAGGGAGATCCGGAAACAATAGGCAACCGTTACAGGCAGTTACATATTCCAGTTGTAGGTGCAAACAATGATGTCCAGGGCGGGATCGATAAGGTCACCCAGTACATTAAAGGACATAAGATTTATATTACCAGGTCATGCGAAAACTTGAGAAGAGAGTTAATCAATTACCAATGGGAACAGCCATCCGCATCCAGGATAGACTTGAACCAGCCGGAGAAACCTTTAAAGAAGGATGATCACGCTGTGGATGCACTCCGGTATCTGATTGGTGAAGCAGTAGACTCAAGTAAACGACCTGATCACAGAACAGAAACAGAACGATTCATTGAGACTATTGTTGTTGATGTGGATCACTCACAACCACAATGGGATAACATCTGATGGCAGGCATGGATTATTATCCAGCAATGGATCAAGCATCAGCACTGGACCAGGTAGCGGATGTAGCAGAACGTATACCGCAGATCCGGGATTGGCTGGACAGAAGTAAGAAAGCAAGAGAGAAACAGGTTAGTAGATGGCGTAAGAATGAACGCTTGTATTATGGTAACCACTGGCCCAGTCCATCTAAAGGTAGTGAGTCACAGTCCAGGATGGTATTCAACTTCCCATTGGCTGTTGTAGAAACCATACTGCCTATTGTAAATGACTTCCAGCCCACAGTGGATGTCATGCCCAGGGAGAAGAATGATATCTTCTTTGCTGAAATGATGCAGAAGAGATTCCAGCAGATTGTTGAAGAGACAGATCTATATGGTAAAATACTCCAGGCTGTTAAGGATTCACTGATCTATTCCAATGGGTTTGTACAGATACTGCCCATACTATCAGATGAAGGAGCCTTTAAGGGGTTTGATATACAGGTAGTAGATCCATTTAGTGTAGTGCCCCATCCATATGCCAATGATTTAGATCTTGAAGCCGGAGAGTATTTTATGTTTGCTGTGCCGATGGAAACGTCCAGGATCTATAGAGAGTTCGGTATCAAGGTTAATGCAGATGGTAAGTTGGATGATTACCGGGCATACCAGAAGACAGATGATACGGGTGGTATTGAGAGTTCTAATGCAGACAGCGACTACGATATGGCACTGGTTATTGAGTGCTATTCCAATGAGCAGGACAAAGAGAAATATCCCAATGGCAGACATACAGTAGTTGTAGGTGATCAACTGATTGTTGATGAACCATTAGAGTTATACCGGATGCCTGTATTCATGGTGTCTAATTACAAATCTCCACACAACTTCTGGGGTATAGGTGAAACAGACCTGGTCCGCACCCAGACCAAAGCAATGAATGAAACCTTTAGTGCTATTAATGAGAATATTCGCAAGATGGGATTTCCAATCAGGAAGGTAACCCAGCGAGCAAAGGGACAACTGACCAGACCGATCACAGGGGCTCCAGGTGAAGAAATAACTGTTGTGGATCCTACTGATGTGACCTTTGAATCACCACCACCTATTCCCGGATACATCCAGAACTACATAGCCCAGGTAGGTCAGTTCATGGAATCCATTTCAGGGATCAATGATGTGACCCAGGGACGTAAGCCAGGTGGCGTTACATCAGGAAGAGCCATTGTAGCATTACAGGAAGCCAGTCAGACAAGGCAAAGATTTAAGATTAATAATGAAGTAGCCAGGATGACCAAAGAGATCGGTGAGTTTATGGTACAGATGATACTGACCTTTGATGAAGAGATCCGATCTATCCGTGAACGGGATTCTGAAGGTGAATTTGAGTTTACAGAGTATAATCCAATGGCGGTCTATGATGCTGATGGGAATGAAGAAGGTACACTTGAATTTGATCCAGGCACGGCCAAGCGACTCCAGGACAGTGAATTTGATGTGAGTGTAACCACCGGATCCAGGTATGCACAAGGCAGGGTAGCCAATGAAGAACGTGCAATGGAATTGTATCAGGTAGGTATCTATGGCATTGAAGAAGTGGTGAATGCTTTAAACATCACCGATAAGCAGGATACGATCCAGAACTGGTACGTTAGAAACCAGATGGTTCCACCCCAGCAACAGGTGCAACAGGCCGAAGAGATGCAACAGCAGTTAGGTATGGCAGTGGCACAGGTAATGGAAGAAGGTCCTGGTGGTCCCGCAGAAGAATCACTGGCACAGATGATTATCAATAATCCCACATTAGCGGAGTCACCTGATTTTCAGCAGTTACCGGGTAACATCCAGGAAAGAATTTTAACAGTAACAGGATTGGTTGGCGGGCAGGGAGATCCAGAAATGGACCAACCCAGGGCATAAGCGGTGAACAGTTTTCTGCCCGTCACATAAATTATGCCAGAATTTTAAAAAGAAAAGGATAATATCATGAGTTTAAAAGCAAAGAAGAAAAAGAAGAGAGTGTATCACAATTTGGACGGGACTACGAGTCCGCTTAAGGACATGAGTGGGGCTCCACAAGTTCTCACAAAAGGACAATCAAGGGGAAGGTTGATAAAGCACCAAGCAAAAGAAAAGGAAACAGGAAAAAAGACACCTTACAAAGCATTTGACTCAAGTTACAGAACTGATAATCAGGAGAATAGTAGTCCTGATTATAAGAAAAAGGTTGGAGTCGGTGGAAAACTAAAATTAAAAAAGAAGAAGAAGAAAAAATAATGTATCACCAGATTACAGGCTTACTTACCCCTGGCGAAGCACGGAAACTGCGGAATATGGGCAAATCTAACGCTAATATTTCTGACTTTTCCAATGAATTGCTTCAAAAGGTGGCAAAACGCTACCAATCGATGGTGGATGATCAGGGGTTTATACTGGAAAAACCCAGTTACTGGCGAGTTGAGACCCGTCCAAAGGGGCACGAATGGCATTATGATGGTTGTAAACTGATTGAAGGGGAGTTGGTGGACAATCATATGGGATGGTGTGAATATGGATCTACTGTCTTGCTATCCGACCCGGATGAGTTTACAGGTGGTAGAATATTTTTTGAAATAGACGGTGAACCCAAAGAAGTAAAGGATCACTATCTTAATGGCGTTTGTTATACAGCAGGAAAATTGAATAACCCAATGAAGCACATGGTAGAGCCCCATGAAGGAAAAAGAACGGTTCTACTCATGTTTTTTGCAACTAAACCAGTGTCGCAAGACCAACTGAAAGGATAGAACAATGTCAACAGTTAACGTAGCAGGAACAACAAATTTAGAAGTCACGCCTGAATCTGAACAGATCCAGGTAGGCAATTTCAGTAACGATCCAATGGTGGGTACAGATACACCATCAACAGATAGTTACGACAACATTTCGATCCCGAATGAACTCTTTGGTGAGCAATCAGAAGGATCCAATACAGAACAGGCTGTGACCACAGAGTCAATAGAACCAGCCAAAACAGAAGCAACCAATGAACCAGACCAGGAAGTATCAGACACTGAACAAGAGCAAACCGATACGGTTAGTGATTATGAGACATTAGACGATAATGTCGTTTTTGAATCAGAAGATGGCTCAAGATACAGTTTGACTGATGTAGAATCCTGGAAAAAAGATGCTGATAACCGTCACGAATGGAACAAGTCCAATACGGAGAAGGCCCAGACAGTGGCAGATCAGCGTAGGGCAGTAGAGCCTTTGGTGCAGTTGGTTGATAAAATAAAAGAGTCGGAAGATTTCTCTGATACGCTTATGGAAGCGATTGAAGATGAACTCGGTAAAGAAGCGGGGCAACTGTTCAAACAGTCCCTACAGATGGATAATAAAGACCTTCCGAATCCCTATGAATCTGAATTGACAGAGACAAGGGAAAAACTGGCACAGATGGAAGCACAAAATGCTTTGGACCAGTCGATGGCAGAATTGAAAACCACCTACTCGTTGGATGATAAGCAATCCCAGGAAGTCCTGGATTATGCAATTCAGAAACACGAACAGGATGGCAGACTGCTGACCCTGGATGAAGCATACAAGGTGATGAACTTCGATAAGCCCAATGCTAAAGAAGTTACACCCAAGCAAAAGCCATCTGTCCCCGTAAACGTACAGAAGAATGTCGGTGTCAAGAGTGATAAGCAAAGTAAAATCACTTCGTATGATGACATTGATGTTGCTTCTTTTTTTAACACATAAAATACCGAAATAAAGGAGACATAAAATGTCTAACATAGTCGTAAGTGGAACAGGTTCCGCTTCATTAAGTGCCCTTATTCAGCAGTATTATATGCCTGTTTTGTATGAT